GTTATATCACTACTCAAAACGCCTAGCAGCATACCAGGGGTATATGCTAAGGTGGACATACAAAAGACAGATAGTTCTGTCATTGGTATGGAAGTTGGGGACGATAGAGTCGATCTCTCTCGTACACCAAAACCACTCGAGATTATGCTAAATGCACAATCCGAAGTGTTAAAGATGAAGACATCCAAAGAGGATACTTTCATCTCTACTCGATATTGGAACTTCTGCGAAGTCACCAGTATCGTTCCGACGTCCAAGAACCATTCGTTCGATTGGGCGCGGCGTAACAATAATTTCAAAAAGTTGGATTTTATTGATACTCCACCACTTAGAATAATTATAGATTGTTCTAAGAGTGATAGATCGCATTCTTCGACAGCTGTCGGGAAGGCGACTATGCTCGGTTCGAGGTTAAATACACCTCGTGACGAGTTTAGGTCAACATTGATGTTGGCCTCGTTCTTGCAGGATGCATGTTTGCATACTGTAAGATCACCGGACCCAAAATACTTACCAAGTATTATGGGCGGATCTGGATGTCGAGCGCTGTTCGACCAACCAGAGAATCTGTATCTCTATGTAATTGCATATAGGGGTACAGGATATGACCGTCTCTATGGCACTGCCACAGAAGAGGTCAAACAATGCCTGAGATACATGGATCAAGGCATTGGAGCTTACCCGATCTTATGTACAAGACTCAGGGCTAAGCAGGAATATTTGCATGGTACATATGCCAATCAAGTATTCGTCCCTCAACGTATGGATTTACCAACCGTAGGGGATAAGTGCCCACAACCAGTTTATCTGAATATGGGCGCTGCAAACGAAACTCGGGCTACTGAGAATCGTTTGATGCGGACTCGTCACCTCGTAGGTGAGTCTTCCGCATTGCGTGAGATCCTCTTAGAGAGGAAACTACGCGAACACATTTTGGGCGACAAGAGCGTCAAAACGTGTATTCTCGAAGATAAGAGGTCTAACCAATTATCTCGGAAAAAGTACGAGTCAGCATTATATGCAAACTCGGCTTTTGTAAACCTTCTCAAGCGACATGCTTCGACGAAGGATACTAGTGCTCTCGTTAAGGCAGGATTCCTTAATGTGAACACCGGAGTCACATGCTTTAGTTTATCTAATGCAAAATGGCTCTTCCATGGTGGAAAGACAGAAGTCTATTCACTAATGGATATTACTACTGGCGAAGATATCTATCTCCGCGAGGAAGTATCAATCGAAGAATCTCTCAAGGTGGGAGGTATTCGATTAACGCCTATTATCGGAAACAAAATGAAGCCGGTAATGACGTCAAGGACTGTTGGTTTATGGCAAATCAACAGTACCATGCTCGATTGGGCTGACGGAAAATGTCGCCAATTACGAGAAGCGCGTGACTTGGCCGGAGGGCCAATTTCACGTCCTGACCTATTAGCAATCTTTTCTAAAGACCGCGAATGGGTAAATGATGACAGCCTGTTGATACAGGTTGCCCTCAATGATTGTGCACAGTTCTCAAGGGAGACTTGTGTCGCAATTTTGGTCACAGACGATAGACGTCTTGCGAACCAAATGTCTAATACTTGTAACATTGATGTTATAAGGGTTAGACCACTATCTTTAGTGGGATTACTCCCATTTCAGAAGTGGGATTCTAGTATGAAGATAGAAACTTCTACTATAATCAATCTAATCAGGAAGGATATACCTTCTCTGACTAAGATTATCAAACTTGGTCCATATTTGGACACAGGTTCGA